ATATTATATTTTTCATTAAATTTATTAACAAACCCTTTATAAACTAAATTATCAACTTCTTGATATTCTTGCTTCTTTTCTAAATCTTGCATCATATTTGTAATGATTTGATTTTCTAAAAAGATTTGCTTCTTGGGGGACACATCGGTTGAAAACATTTGTGCGATGGTCGCTAGTGTTTTATAATTGGGAACATAGTTGCCAAAGACAGACGACGCAAGTTCTTTATTTATATCGCCAATAAGCGCTGATTGCTTCTTAAACAAGCCATTGGGGTCTATTAAGCGTTTGGCAATCTTTGCTTCCTTAACAATTTTTTCGCAATTGAAGCGATCCAAACTTTGGTTTTCGTAGAGGGAACGATAGCATTCCAAATCTTTTCTCAGTATGGAACGAGGTTTAAAGTGTTTCTTGATAATGGCAACAACTTTATTTTTTGTTTCATGTTCTTCTTTTAGAATAGACACAGTGGCTTCTCTAATGAGAGCCTCATAAACTAAAGCGGTATTGCGTTTTTTATTGTGTCTTGTTTTCATTCTTTTGCTCCGTTGTATCTTCTTCTCTAGCGTCCAAATCAGCAATCAAAGTGCGAATCGATTCATTAATAAGAAATATTTTCTTTTCTTCATCGTGTTCTTCTATTTTATAAATAGATCCCTTTTGTTCATAAATACCTGTTGAGACTCCATCCATGCTTGTTAAGCCTCGGAGATCGCTGTAGCCGGGCATAACATTTCTTAAGGTCGAACTACTTTTTTCCTTAGAATGCTTGGCTGCGTAAGAGCGACTTCGTGCTCCAGCAGAGCGCTTATCGACTTTCACCGGACGATAAACGTTACCTTTAGCGCCGGGTGTAAGTCGAGCTTTGCGTTTAGCGTGGGGTGTAAGTCGGGGGGCGTTACGAGAGCCTGGAGGGACGGCCAAGAGTGGGGATTCTTCCCCGGCGCCCTCAGCGCCCCCTGCTTCGCCGGCCGGCATTTCTTCGCCTCCGCCCAAATCGAGCGGCTCTTCGCCACCCAAGTCACCCCCGAGGTCTCCAAGACCTCCGCCTAAGTCACCACCTCCAAGCGCGCCGGCGGTTTCGCCAGTGGCGGCGGCCTCAGCCACCTGTTGGAGTGCGGCGTCATGCTTGCGATCATAATACATTTCGCGTTGATTGCGCAAGAATTCTTCGTGGGACATACCAAATACATTTTCAGTAACCCAACGGCGTGAAAAATAACCTTCTGTCGCAGAAGCGGCGATATCAAACTTTTGCTTCCAATGTTCTATCTCTTGAAGTTCTGCGATCTTGGATGGATTGTTCAATGCAAGATCGAATGCTAGCAAGTCATCTCCGCGGAAGCCCAATGTATAAAGGTGAATAATTCCAATTTTTGTAAGTTCAGAAATGATAACTCTTTGTAATCTCTGAATGGTTCGGGAGAACCGAATGTCTTTCTGAGCCAGGGTGGTCTTGTCTTCTTCTGCGCCTTCGCCCATTGTGAGATATGACTGTGGAATCTTGAGCGCTGAAAACAATTTGTCGCGGAGATACTTAATATCATCGATTGCTGTGATGTTCTGTGCGCCGGCAAGAGATTCGATGCTCGTTGTAGAACCCGCACGAACAGGGATGAAGTAGTCTTCTTCGATGCTCATTGGGTTGTAACGCAGATCAACTCGGCCGGTCTCGGGGTCAACTACGGAGTGGCGCTTAAGTTGAGTAACAATCTTTTCCATGTACTGTTCCACATCTTGAGGCGGAATTGCACCAACGTCAATCTTAAAGACGCGGCGTTCAGATGAACGCACAACGCGGTAAGCCATCATGGCGTCTTCCATCAAAACCAATTGGCGCCAGATGCGCCGGGATGGCTCCAAAATCGAGGTGCCATAGGGCGCATACTTGTCATTTCCCAATACGCGGAAATGAGCAACCTGCCAGTTCTCGAAAGTCATTCCAGCAGAGTTCCATTGGTATTGAACGTAATTAGGGTTGGTGGAGTCTTGTCCTTCTAATCTCTCTATTTCATTAATGGGCAGCGAGATCACTGATGTTATCCCATATTTGTCGTCGATATCCAAATACAGGAAGAAGTCTCCATACTTGCACATTGTGCGGGCCCAGCCAAAAAGATTATACTGAACATTTAGAATGTTGTTATAGAGGATTTCGAGGACGGCTGTGATTTCTTCATTGGGGCATCTTACATTAAGCATCGGGCGCAGATCCGAATAGGTGGTCATTTCATCTGCGTAGATGTCCATGGTCGATGCAATTTCTGGCATGTATTCCATCTGGTCAAAATCAACGTATCTCTCGTTTCGACGTTGATTGGCGATTGCATTTGTGGCAACTGCGTCTAATGGGTTGAAAAGTGTCTTTTTAAACTGTTGTCCGGATGCTGTCTTGAACCGGGATGAAAACTTGTCTAAATGTTGTCTTCGAATTCGGCGTCCCGATTGAGACCTATAATTAATAATGGGGCCTGAAAAAAGTCGGGTTAGGGCTTTAAAGAGTCCAGATTGGGAATCGGCGGGGTTGTTAGTATTTGGGGGCATTTAATTTCTCACTTGATGATCCATTTATATTGATCATACATATCTTTAGCTTCACTCATTTTATCAAAAATATTATCTTTTTTGTAGCCTTCTTGGCCTTTAATTTGTGTATTCATTGTAGTTTTTGTAGTTATGATGGCTTTGACGAATGCTTTCTGATAGTTTAAGTCTCTGGCGCTTGATTGAATTGCTGTGTCTCTTACCCAACATGCAATCGCTAGAGCCATGATTAAATCGTCATTGTAGCTTTTCATTGCTTGCGGCTTCCCATTCCTCCAAATAAACGTCTTCATCTCATTAGCCAATCTAGATGAATATACTTTAATTAGTTTATTTCTTATAAACTCCTCTAATTTGGCAATGATAAGAGGTCGAGTTTTCATAGAAGTTGTAAACCCGGGGACAGCGCTATTCTTATATTCTGCTTGGTATTGCTCGATGTATTCATGTGTGGATTTAATTGAATAATATAAATTAGGATATTGATATTCTATTAATTTATCTAAAACGGCATACCCAATGTTGTTATTTTCCACCACAAGCATCGCATTTCCAAACTCTCGCCCCACTTGGTTAAGCATATTTGCATACATATCCAAAGTTGGCTTCCCTTGGTACTCCCCAACTACCTCCAGTGTTTCCAATTTTAAAATGTGAAAGGTTGAATAATCAGCCCCGTCTCCTCGGGAGACATCGGCCACTACTAAATAATTACATGTTGGATCGAACTCCTCCCAAATCCAAAAATTGCGGTCAAATCCTGTACGATATTTTGGTTCTTTCACTGTCGCCAGAATCCACGCCATGCACTCCGGATCAATAACGGTTTCTCCCGAAGTATTGAAATTGCACTCAAGTTCTTGGGCCACTTGTCGTTTGGACATATTTTGAGTTTCTTTTTTATACCATGCTTCATCTCTATCTGGATGGACATCCCACGGTAGTGTCGTAAGATTGAAGTTATTGCCTCCTCCGTCCGCTTCAGAGCAGGTTTTGTGGAACCAATTACCCACACCGTTTGGAGTAGATAACGCAATACATCGACCACCAGTAGACAGCGTGGGGTATAGGCCAGTCCATAGTTCATCTAAGCCTTCGATATGAGCAGCCTCATCGAGAACCAAGAGCGACAGCGCTTCAGAACGTCCGGCATCGCCTGATGTTGAGGCGGCTTTAATTGAGGAGCCATTAGATAACTCGAAAGAAGTTCGGTTATCAACGCTAATGGTCGCGATCTTGAGCCAGTCGGGAAGGTTGCGCATGATACTTTTGACTTTCTTTACGAGGTTTCCGGCTGTCGCGAACTTGGTGGCCATAACTAAAATGGCCTTGTCGCGGTGGAACAACATCATCCAAACAATGTAGCCGGCTGTGATGGTTGAGATCCCAAGTTGTCTTGCCTTGAGGATTACATTGAATCGATAATCATTAAACTCTTTGAGCAGATCATCTTGGAAGTCGTAGGTATCAAAAAGAATCAGCCCGTGCATCGGGTGTGATATACGGGCGTATGTTTTAAGAAAATAAGAAGGGTCTTTACCGCATTTTAGAATTTCTTTGACTCTTTGCTTTTTGTCTAATTGAAAGCTCATACATCTATTCGTGGTAATCCTCTGGGTGCTCTACGACATCCAAGAGCGTTTGCAAATCTGAGATGATTCGAAAGCCTAGGTCTTGCATGGCCTCACTTTCAAGCTCTCTAAAAGCGTCTTGAAGATCGTGATATGCATCCTCTATGCGCTGCGACATCGTTTTGGGTTCAACTCCTGCGTCTGGGAGTTCATACATCTCGTCTTCATCTCCCATATCGCGGTAGTGTCCTTCTGCTATCACTTCTTTAATCAATGACAACAATTCCTCAAGTTGGAATCCGGCGACAGGGCGCCCTTCGGCGCCGGGAGAATAGAGAGTTTCTTCGCCCGGGTAATCTTCATCACCGGGAGACGACAATTCGACGCCGGGCAACTTCTCAAAAGCCAGTTGAAAAATCTCTGATACTTCTTCTGGATCTCTGCCGTGAATGAGTTCGCCGATGGTGGCGGCCAATTCGTCTGTGCTCAGGGTAGCGCGAGCACTGGCAGGCTCTTCAAGCGCATAAGTCTCATCGGGAGCAGGCACCACTTCTATTTCGGGCTGGGCATGGGGCTTCTCCATGGGCGCTGTTGCGCCATCGTGCTTGGCATATCGCACAGGATCTCTCTCTTCTGGGGTTTGGTATCTATCTCCCAGTATTTTCTTAAGAAGGTCTTCGGCGGCGTCGTCGCCGCGGCCTTCGTCCAATAAATATTCTTCAAGAATAATGCGATAAAGATCACTCCTAGCGATATTCATGGGTATTAATCTCCAGAATTCTTCGGTCGTGTGTCGTTCTTCGGGCGCTTTCCTTTCCAGCCACCTTGATTGAGAAAGGTCTTCCAGCCTTCTTCAACGGGATTGGTTGACCCTTGGTTATCATCGTTCATGTCAGGCGATAATCCGCCCACCTTATAATGCATCTTGGCTTGCACCCAAGAGCGTACGCGGGAACTGGACTGTACGAGGATGTCAATCTCTCCGTCTTCAGTGAGCGTGACTGCGTGGCCGCTAATCTTTTTGCATTCCTTTTTCAAAAACGAA